GAAGGAGTATTTGCCGCAGCAAAATATATCGAAGAAAGGCAAAGATTAATCAGGCAAAACAACATCAGGAACTATCGCCTTTATCACTCAAGTGCTACCGTAGACTTATACGCAAACTTGTATAACGTAACTAGCTCTCGTGGGAACAAAAAAATCACAATGAACGTTATTAAAAATGTGATCGACACGCTAAGTAGCAAAATCGCCAAACAAAGGCCGAGGGTTTTATTTCTAACCGAGGGGGGAGGATATAAGACACAAAAACACGCCAGAAAACTAACGAAGTTTATGGACGGCGTGTTTGATGAGTTGAATCACTATCAAGTCAAACAAGACACCTTTCGAGACATGTTAATTACAGGCACTGGGGTAACAAAATTCTATATTGATTGGCAAGCCAAATGTGTCAAAAGCGAGCGAATCTTGCCGGATGAGTTATTGGTTGATGACATGGATGGACTTTACGGCACACCGCATACACTTTATCAGCGTCGATTTGTAAATCGCCAGTTATTAAAAAAGCATTTTCCCGATTTTAGTCTTGAAATAGAAAACGCCAAAGGGCCAAGCATGACCATAGTCAGAGGCTTTGGCAAGACTGGGGATCTAGTTGAAGTAATCGAGGGCTGGCGGTTGCCTAGTTATCATGAGGCTAATGATGGTGTTCATGTGATTGCGATTTCAAATGCAGCCCTATTAGTTGAGCAATGGGAATATGATTGGTTCCCCTTCACGTTTGAAACTTACACGAAGCCGAGTATTGGCTTCTGGGGTACTGGGGTGGTTCACGATATTAAGCCAATTCAGGAAGAAATAAACGAAGTACTTCAAAGGATTCAAGAGGCTTTAAGGTTAGTAGCGGTTCCTCGAGTGTTAGTAGAGGCCTCAAGCCGGATCAATAAGGCGGCGTTAAATAACGATATTGCTACCATAATAGAGTGGCAGGGGTCAAAACCTGAGTTCTACACTCCGCAAGCCATGACTCCAGAGGTTTATAATTATCTGTTTGAGCTTTATCGAAAATGTTTCGAGCTAGTCGGCTTATCTCAGTTTTCGGCCACGAGTACCAAGCCAGCTGGTTTAAACAGCGGGGTAGCCATCAGGGAAGCCCAAGACATTGAGTCAGAAAGATTTCAGTTGATACAACAAAATCGTGAAAAATCGTTTTTAGAAGATGCGAAAAAAATCATCGCCCTTTACACTAAAATTGCCGAACAAGATCCTAAATTTGAGATAAGAATTGTAGATGAAAATAAGTTTGAGCAACTAAGATTCAAAGACCTAGACCTTGATCTAAATAAGTATATTTTAAGGACTTATCCGGCAAATTTATTCCCAACTCAACCTGCGGCAAAACTGCAAACAGTCTGGGAGTATACAAATCTTGGGCTCTTCGACAAAGATACGGCAATGGAGTTATTGGATTTCCCTGATGTTGCTGGGGCGATCACATTAGAAACAGCTCCTCGCCGTGTTATCATGAAACAACTTGAAGGCATAATTGAGCGGGGGGAATACAGCCCGCCAGAGCCTTTTATGCCTTTAGAAATGGCAGCCCGACTTGCGCAGATGTTTTATTTAAAATGCAAGCTCGAAGGGGTTGATGAAGACAGTCTGGATCTTATCAGACGCTATATCGAACAATGCCAGATTATGATTGGAATGGCAAATCAGGCTCAGCAACAAGTGTTGCAAGCCGAGCAAATTATTCAACAACAACAACAAATGGCGCAGGCCCAACAAACCCAAGGAGTATAGAGCATGGAACAAATAACAGCCCAAGACGTTTTAAACGCACAAAGCCAAACGCAAATGACCCCACAAGTGGATGCACAGGCTGCTACTACGGAGGCTCAGATGAAAAACCAAGAGGCCTCGACTGCGGATCAGTTTGCGGAAAAATTCGCCTTAATAACAAAAAAAGAGCGGCAGCTATTTCAAAAGGAGCAAAGACTTAAGGAACTTCAGGATAAAATTCAACGTTACGAATACTTAGAGAAATTGAAAAACGAAAACCCGTTGCAATTTTTAAAAGAGATTAACCTCGATCTTGAGTCAACTTTGATTCAGGCTGCCAAAGCTGGGGAGCCGCCCACTGTGGATGATAAGCTCTCAAAACTAGAGGCTGAAATTCAGCGGTTACAAAACATGTTAAAAGAAAAAGAGGAATTCGAAGCCAAGGTCAAAGAAGAAAAAGCCATAGCGACATTTAAGCAGAATCTTCGCAATCACATTCAAGCTAAGCCCGATGATTATGAGCTTATTATAGCCAATGATGCATTCGAAACGGTTTTTGATGTTATTGATGCTCATTATCAAAAGACTCAAAAAGAAAATGGCGAGGGTGAGATTTTAGACTTTGACAAAGCAGCGCAACTTGTCGAAAACTATTTACTAGAGAATTCCAAAAAAGCGATACGCACAAAAAAACTGTCACAGCTACTAGCGCAATCGCAACAAAAAGAACCAACATTCAAATCGACTATTTCTGGTAGCATGACTCCGGTTACTACAAAACCAAGCGCAGGACGACTGTTACCTCCGGAAGAAGCAATCAGACAAATAGCCGAGCAATTTAAAAACAGACAACAATAAGGAGATTTTAAAATGGGATTAGATTTAACAAATTTCGATGCTGCGCTAAAGCAGTATTACACAAAAGAAAGAATCATTAACCAAGTTTATCAGGATAATCCACTTTTCGCATTAATGCCTAAGAGCGAAAACTTTTTCGGAAGAAATTTGCCGATCGTTACTATTTGGGGCAACCCTCAAGGACGATCTGCCTCATTTGCACGAGCACAAACTCGAGCGGGCGCAACTTCATCTAAGTTGGATGACTTTTTACTCACTCGGGTAAAGGACTACTCAATTGCCGAGATTGACGGCGAGACCATGCAGGCTACTCAGAACGACATGGGAGCGTTTTTAGAGGCTGCTACCGTTGAGATTGACGGAGCTGTTAGCGAAATCACTCGTGCGATTGCAATCGATATGTACCGAGAAGGCCTAGGTATTCGTGGAAGAATCGGCACATCTACTAACGTGGCCTCTCCCACTTTGGTGCTCGAGAATCCGGCTGATGCTGTGAATTTCGAAGTCGGGATGGAGTTAGATGTTTTCGCAACTAAAACTGGTGCATCTAAAGCTTACGGTACTTCTGGTTTAGGTTTAATTGTTACTGGAGTAAACGTAAATGCTGGGACTTTAACATTTGCTCATAACTTAAACGATGCCGCTAACGGTATCCCCACAATTGCTACTGGTGACTATATTGCCGTCAGAGGTGATCATAATGGTGCTAACTTAGTCAAGCTCGCTGGCCTTGAGGCGTGGATTCCTTCTACAGCCCCGGGCTCAACTCTGTTTTTCGGTGTTGATAGATCGGTTCATCCTACCCGTTTAGGTGGTCAACGCTTAAATGCGGTTGGTGCTCCGATCGAAGAAGCCTTAGTTGAAGGTGCTGCAATCGTGGCTCGTGAGGGCGGAAAAATCACCCACTTTTTTATGAATTACGATAAGTACACAGAGCTTCAAAACTCTTTGGGGTCAAAAGTTCAATATGTGGACTTAAGAGTTACCGCCGAAATCGGGTTTAGGGGAATTCAGATCAACGGTCCTCGTGGCCCCATTTCATGCGTGCCAGATCAGAACTGCCCGCCTGATAAAATCTTCGGGTTATCTTTAGATACTTGGAAGCTTTACTCGTTGGGGCCTGCTCCTCAATTCTTAGAGCATGATGGTCTTATGCTTTTGAGAAAAGGCGCACAGGACGCTGTAGAAGTAAGAATCGGGTTCTATGGTAACCTAGGTTGCCGAGCGCCGGGTCATAACATAAATATAACCATCTAACAAAACAGGGGGGTTTTAAAAGAACCCCCCAACTAAAGGGGTGAATTATGGCAAATCGTTATTTTGAGCAATTCTTGCACAGCTTTACGAAGAAGCTTGTTAGTATTCACGGGGTGGTTTCGATTGCGGCAGATGCGTCAGTAAGTGGGCACACGATTAAGGGTGCTACG